GAGATTATACTAAATCAGATCCTAATAACCATGATTGGTATATCGTTAGAAAAACAGCTAACAAGTTTGATTTGATTGCTCAGTATCCTGAATTAAAAGAAAATATTTTAAACGACAATATGGATGCTTGGTGGTTGCAAACTACTTCTCTGAATGCAATTAACCTTGATGACAATGAAAGTATTTGTGTATTTACGTTATTACATCGACCAACGATGGCAATGCCTAACGGCCGTTATACACAAGTGCTATCTAATGACACAGTTTTATTTGATGGGCCTCTACCATATTCAAAAACTCATATATATAGAATTGCACCAGACGAAGAAGTAGGAACTTGTTTTGGCTACACAGTGGGCTTTGACTTACTACCAGTACAAGAAGCAATAGACATACTTTACTCAACAGTGATTACAAATCAATCAACCTATGGGGTGCAAAATGTTTTAGTTCCACAGGGTGCAAACTTAAACACTTCAACGCTTGCAGGCGGTATGAATGTAACTGAATACGATCCTAAGATTGGTAAGCCTGAATCGATGCAATTAACGGCAACGCCACCAGAAATATTTAATTTTATTTCTCAGCTAGAAAAGACACAAGAAACTTTATCAAACATGAACTCAGTAGTAAGAGGAAATCCAGAAGCTTCTTTGAAATCTGGTGCAGCTTTAGCACTAGTTCAATCAACGGCTATTCAATCAACCATGAGCTTGCAAACTTCTTATATTAATTTATGCGAAGATGTGGGAACGGCAACAATAGAAATATTAAAGCAATTTGCAGCTGTGCCGAGAGTCGCAGCGATTGCAGGTAAAACAAATCAGCATTTAATGAAATCATTCTCAGGCGAAGATTTTAGCTCAATCGATAGAGTAACTGTTGATGTTGGTAATCCACTTGGTAGAACAACAGCTGGTAAAGTTAACATGGCAGATGCTCTAATGGAGAGAAATCTAATTGCTAACGTTGATCAATATATCCAGGTAATTTCAACAGGTAGACTAGAGCCTGTAATTGAATCAAAGCAAGCGGAGTTAATTTTAATCAAAGATGAAAATGAACAGATGGGTGAAGGGAAAAAAGTAAGAGCGATTATCACAGATAGACATGCTCAGCATATTATGGAGCATAGAACAGTATTAGCGAACACGAGCGTTAGAAATGATCCTAACTCTCCAACAGTCGTAGAAACTTTAAATCATATTCAAGAACATATTGATTTTTTAAAGACAGCTGATCCAGCTACTCTATCTTTATTCACTGAGCAATCGATCATGCCGCCTCAGGGTGCGCCTAATAACCCTGGTGACATGTTGAACGCACAAGTGCCAGCGATGCAAGCAGCTGAAGGCGTTAATATGCCTAACATGCCAACTAATCCAGCAACAGGCGAGCAAGTACAAGATCCAGGTATGATGTAAATGGTTAGAGCATATAGAGACACCGATTTCAACGATGTGATGAAGTGGTTAGAAAAAAGAAACATGCCAAAAATTGATAAGACTGTACTTAGTGACACAGGCTTCATTATTCCAGATGTTGCTTGTGTTTTTTTATACCTTACCAACTCCAGCGTTTGCAATTTAGAAAACATGTACTCGAATCCCGATGCTGAAAATAGAAGATTAGCGATTGAACTACTTTTGGATACAGCTTTGAAAGCAGCGAAAACATGGGAGTACAAATATGTGCAATCAATTAGCACACATAAAGAAATGATTAAACGAGCAGTAATCAGAGGGGCAAAGTTTGAAACAAATCAAACTATTATGACTTTAAAAATATAAACCATTCAAACAAGGAGTTTTGAACGTATGGAAACCACGGAAGCAAAAACAGTAGATGTAGCAGAACCAACAACAGACGCAGAAAGTGTAGCGGCACCGAAAGCAGACGCTACAGCATTACCAGACATGACTAGAGAGGAAGCTAGAAAAGCAATCGAACTGTTCAAAGTTAAATCAATGGGCAAAGAATATGAAGTTGATAAAGCTGAATTGATTAAAGGGTGGTCTCACCAGAAAGCAGCGAACGAAAAAATGCAAAATGGGCTTAAAATACAAAGACAAGCTGAAGAATTTATCAGCATGCTAAGAGATAAAAGCAAACTTTTTGGTGTTTTAAAAGACCTAGGCCATGACACTAGAGCGCTGGCAGAAGAATATTTAGGTGAGCAACTCCAGGAAGATATGCTAGATCCTAGAGATAAAGAATTAAAACAGTATAAGAAAAGAATAGCTGAGGTTGAAGCTCAAGAGAAAGAAAGAAGTGAGCAGCAAAGATCAGAGAAAAATAATGAGCTTAAAAAGAAATATGCTGAAGATTATCACAAAACTTTTGTTGAAGCGATTGAGTCAGAGAAATTACCAGTGGCCAAGGCAACGATCCAAGACATGGCCAGGGTAATCCATAGAGCGAGTGAACTTGGTTATAAAATGGAAGCAAAAGACGCAGCAAAAATTGTGAAAGAAGACATGATGAATAGACACAGATCAATTATTGGAGAGTCAGACGGAGAAGCTCTAATGAAGATATTAGGCGAAGATGTTGCAAATAAAATAAGAAAATGGGACACATCAAGAATTAAAGATCCTAATCAAAATGCGACTACTCCAGTCAACCAAAGTCTAAAAGATCCAAAGAAAAGAGAAGATAGACATAAGCAAATGACTCATACTGAATGGCGAGATTTTAACCGTAAACGCTAAAGATTTGCACGGACTTGACCGTTACGAAAGTGACGGTTATAGTTTTATTAGAACAGTTTGGACGTTTAATCTATCCTACTTTTTTATGAACTAGAAAAGACACAAGATATGGGCGCATAAAACGCTACCTAGAAAATAAGTCGAGAATTTTAACAATTTTAACTTTATTATTTTAGGAGATTTTTATGGCTATTGATACAGGTACACTAGATTCACTTTACAAGATCGCATATGCAAAAAATGAAATCGATCTTATTCCAGTAACAAAAAAAGTAGAAGAGTATGTTCCATTCGTTCCAAGTGAACTAATGAACGGAAAGCACTACGAACAACCACTAGTTTTAACTAACGAAGCTGGTTTCACTTATTCTTTAGACACTCAATCAGCTTATGACTTGAATGACTCGATTGGTATGTCAATGGACAGCGCTGAAGTTCCGGGTGCTGATTTAATTCTTGATTCAACAATCGGCTACAACCAAGCGGCTAGAGCTTCTCACAGTGCTACATCTTTCAAGACTACAATGTCGGCTAAACTTGAAAACATGAAAAAGTCAGCTCAAAAAAGATTAGAAATTGCTTATTTTTATGGTTCTGACAATATTGGTAATGCTGCTCAGCAAGATATTACTATCGCTACTACTCTACCACTTGTTATCAGCACCGCATCATGGGCAACAGGAATGTGGTCGGGTTCGGAAAATTCTAACGTAGTTTTTGTAAAAGCTTCTGACAATACATCGGTTGATTCATTACGATCTTTCAAAATTGCTAAAGTAAATGTTGATACTAAAACTATCTATTTAGCAGCTGGAACAGCTGGTACAGCTGGAACGCTTACAACTTTAGAAACTGCTATCGAAGCTTATGCATGTAATATTCATTTTTACGGTTCTGTTTCTGGATCAGCTGGATCATTCGCTTATGCAGAAATGGCAGGCATGAAGAAGATTATTACCAACACTGGAACTTTATTCGGTGTTGATGCAGGTACTTACGATTTATACAAAGGAAACTCAGTAACAGTTACTGGTCAGTTAACTATGCAAAAGGTTCTCTCAGCAGTAGCTAAACAATGTCAGCGTGGCCTTGATGGAGATGCATTATTATTTTGTAATCCTCAGACATGGGCAGACTTAGCTTCTAACTTAGCAGCTTTAAGAAGATTCGATGGATCTTATTCTAAAAAGAAAGCTAGCAATGGTTCTGAAGTTTTAGAGTATGTCGGAATGAACGGGGTTATCTCAATCATCCCTTATAATATTGTTAAAGAAGGCGATTGCTTTATTATTCCAAAAGATAAAGTAATAAGAATTGGAGCAAGTGAATTGACTTTCAATGACCCTACTAAGCCATCTGGACAAATATTTTTTACTATTCCAGGCAAAGCAGGTGTCGGCTTGAGAATGTATTCAAATCAAGCAATCTTTATCGAAGCACCAGCACAAGCAGCTTATATTTCAGGTATTGTTAATTCACTTTAAGGTGTTAAAGCTGAGTTAATTAATTATAGAGGGGTGAAAACCCCTCTTCTTTCATAAGGGGTAAATATGTCTTTACAAGTTTTAACGATAGATACACTTCAAACAGCGAATAGCTTTAAATCAGAATGTGACTTAGCTCCACTTGGGCTACCTGCTTTAAATAATTTAATAAATTATTTATGCGGAGTTTCAGGCGGAAATAAACCGGCTAAATTAACAATTAATGTTGGTGCGGTAAAAGCTTCAGGGTTAATTACGAGTACAGGCATTGCGGTTAACAACCAAACAATGACTTGCGCAGGTCAAACAATCACTGCAAAAACGTCAGGCGCAGTAGCAGCGGATGGAGAGTTTGATATCTCCGCAACGGTAGCTACTCAAGCGGCAAATATCGCAGCGGCAATCAATGCGGTAGCGGTTTTGCAAGGTGTTGTATCAGCCGTAGCGGTCCTAGGTGTTGTGACTGTATCTGCGGTTGTACCCGGATTAATTGGCAACGGTCTAGTTATGGTGGATGTAGATTTGGCTAACGTAACTGTATCAGATATTACTGGTGGATTAAACGGAACTGAATATACAATAGTTAATCAAATTTCTTAAGGGGCTTTATGGCTACTTCACTAACTATTAATGGGGTTGCTTATAGCTACCCAACGACAGGAGATGTTAGATGGGGTGCAAACGCCACAGCGTGGGCGAGTGCTGTCACGACAGGAATGTTGCAGAAAGCAGGCGGCACATTCCAGCTTTTAGCAGATGTAAACTTTGGGACCACTTACGGCGTCCTATCTCAATATTATAAAACCAGAACAGCAAACATTGCGGCAACAGGCCAATTTAGATTAGCTAGAGCGGATCAAATTGTTTGGAGAAATCAGGCGAATACTTCTGATTTGGTTTTAGAAGTAAACGCTTCAAATCAATTACTATTCAATGGTGAATCTCCAGGCTTTATTGACGCTGTTGGCGATACTGCAACGATTGATTTAACGATGACTACCAGCACTTTAACAGCTGATATTGTGGCTTTATCAATTACCAACGCTATGATTAATGCCAGTGCGGCAATTGCTTATTCTAAGTTAAATTTAACAGGTGCATTAGTTAACGCAGATATTAACGCTAGTGCAGCAATTGTTTATTCTAAATTATCTTTAGTAAATTCAATTCTTAATGCAGATATTAATTCAAGTGCTGCGATTGCTTATTCAAAATTAAATTTAACAGGTGAACTACTTAACGCTGATATTTCAGTGAGTGCAGCTATTGCATTTTCTAAATTAGCAGCTTTATCGAGTGGAAATATCTTAGTGGGCAGTGCAGGAAATGTAGCCACTTCAGTAGTAATGAGTGGCGACGCTACAATAATCGCAAGTGGCGCTCTAACAATTGCAAACAATGCGGTTAGTAATGCAAAATCTGCGCAAATGGCAACGCTTACAATCAAAGGAAACAACACAGGCGGCACAGCTAATGCGCTTGATCTAACGGTTACTCAAACTACAGCGATATTAATTGCAATGGTAGGAGATTCTGGAGCAGGCGGAACAAAAGGCTTAGTTCCTGCGCCGGCATCGGGTGATGCGGCAGCTAATAAGTTTTTAAAAGCAGACGGATCATGGTCAGCACCAACAGGTGCGGGTGATGTTGTGGGCCCTGCAAGTTCAACAGATAACGGATTTGCGAAGTTTGACGGAATAACAGGAAAATTAATAAAAAATAGTGCGGCAACAATTTCAAATAGTGATGTTAATGCCAGCGCAGCGATAGCAGTAAATAAGTTAGCAGCTTCTACGGCAAGTAGAGCTCTAGTGAGTGATGGATCAGGTTTTATAAGCGCAGCTACAACTACGGCAACGGAAATAGGATTTGTAAATGGCGTTACAAGTTCAATACAAACGCAAATAAGTGCTAATCAACTTAGATCAGTGTTAACGGCTAAAGGTGATTTATACGCTGCTACGGCAAGCAATACAGTAGATAGATTAGCGGTTGGTACAAATGGTTTTTTACTTCAAGCAAATAGTGTTGCATCGACAGGCTTGCAATACGTAACTCCAAATAATTCGACCAGAGCATTGGTAAATATTGGCGTGACGGCAACGGTTGCAGCAAGTGCATTAACAATATCTTTAAAAACTTTAGCAGGCGCGAACGCAAGTGCAACAGATCCAATATTTATAGGTTTTAGAAACGCTACAAGTGCAACAGGTCAAGGCGTTATAAGATCCGTTACAGGCGCATTATCTTTAGTGATATCGAGTGGATCAACTTTAGGTCAAAGAAATGGGGCTGCTTCTTACGTTTATGTTTATGCAATTGATAATGCTGGCACCAGTGAATTAGCAGCTTCAAGAAATTTATACGATGAAGGTTCAATAGTTACGACAATAGCCGAAGGGGGCGCAGGTGCCGCAGATTCTGCGAGTACAATTTACAGCACAACGGCCAGATCAGGGGTTGCATTAAGATTAGTGGGCAGGATTCTTTCAGACCAAGCAACGGCAGGTACTTGGGCATCTGCACCGAGTGAAATATCTTTGGTTCCTTTTCAATTCGCTTCAATATCTGCTTTGATGTGTAAAACATCTTCGCAAAATCCAGGAACAACGGCAGCGACAAAAGTTACGTTTCAATCAGTAGCGTCGAGTGAGCAATGTTACGATCCTTTAAGTATTTGTGATACTGCTAATTCGAGATTGATTTGCTCGAAAATTGGAAAACACGATTTAATTATGAACATATCACTGTCCAACTTTGAAGCATCAACTTCCCTGCAAGTTTATATCTATAAAAATGGAGCTTCTTTTTTTAGATTTGATGTTGATAACGCTGGAGTCGGCACTACTAGATCGGTGGCTTCTACTTTTCCAGTGGACGCAACGGCCATAGGGGATTATTTTGAAATTTTCACAGCGAGTGGTGCAGATGCATCTTACTCGATCAACGGAAACACGGGCGTAGATTCAAAAAGTTTTTTTGGCTTAAATTATAAGGGGCTATAATGTTTAAAGTTAATATTACAAAGCAAAATGCACCAGCGAAGTTTGAATTATTCTTAGATGGCGTACACGCTCAAGAATGGATAAATAACCAAAATAACGGTAGTGCTTACGAGTTAATCGATTTAAAACAAGATCCATCTTGGGTTGAAAATGATATAAAAGAAAAAAGAAAAAAAGAATATCCAGAAATCAATGATGTGATTGAAGCACTTTTAGAAGTGCATGAGGGCAGACCTGAAAAGCTAGCTGAAATAATGTTAAAAAGAGAAGCTATTAAAATAAAATATCCAAAAGGGGTAAAATAATGAAGTACAGATTAATTGAAAAATCAACAACAGTAAGCGCAGCTTATTCGCAAGTGGTAGATGTTTACGATGTTGGCGGTGTCGGTGGTGACTCAATACTTAGCATAAGCGCAGCGGACGTTAATACTCCAAGTGCGGTTATTGTAGCGAGTGCAGCAATTGTTTTTGCAACAGCTACCTGGACTAGCGTAGCGCATTTATTAACAAGTGGCTTAAAAGTACAGCTAACTACAAGCTCTGCTTTGCCTTCTGGTTTATCTTTAGCAACAGACTACTTTGTCATAGTTGTAAGTGCGAATACTTTTAGACTAGCTTCTTCTTTAGTTCTAGCATTAGCAGGAACGCCAGTAGCTTTAGCCGATGCAGGTGTAGGAAATCAGACCGTGACCCCAACAGCTTTAGCAGGCGGAAATATTAAATTTGAACAATCAAATAGTAGCTCAGGCCCATGGGTAGCTTTGGGATCAGCAACAAATATCACAGTAGATGCGGATGTAGCTTTAGAAAAAGACAGACCAACTTCAAGATACGTTAGAGTTTATTTAACTTTAACAGCTGGTAATATTTCAGTAGTAACTACAACTTTAGTTAAGGGAGATAGAGATGCATAACGATAAATTGCAAGTAATTAAAGAATTAATGGAAGAATTAATCGGGGAAATGGATTATGGAAAAGATGATTTTGATGAAAGACTTGGTAAAAATGTATCTAAAGAAATGCCGATGGAAATTGAAGGCAAAATGGCGAATCCTGAAGGCGATTTCCATGAGATGAGTGACGGCGAGATTATGCCAGGCAAAGAACACATAGAAGAAGAAGAAGAAGAAGACGATGAAGACGAGATGGACGCTAGAATCCAGAGATTAATGTCTTCTAAGTAAAGGATTAATTAAATGGCATTGCCTCAATATAATTCTTCAGAGCTAATTAAAAACATTAAAAGGAGATGCACTATACCTACATCGCAATTAACTTATGAAGATGTAGATTTTTGCGCTCTAGCAACAGATGAGATGCAGGACATAGTCGTACCTTTATTAATGTCTGTTAAATCTGAATACTTTTTAACTTTTGAAGATTACCAACTTGCTTCTACAGGTGAAATTGAAATACCTGAAGATGCGGTAGGTGAGAAACTTAGATCAGTTTGTTATCTTCAAAACGCTAGTCCATTGGTTACCGTTAATTTACCAAGAATTGATCTTGATGTGGTTAATGGTATCGGCGCTTACGGTTATAATTATCCGTGGGGCTTTTATATCCAGGGTAATAAACTAATTATGTACCCAAACGGATCAGTCCCGACAGGTACAAACATTAGACTTTATTATTTTAAAAGAGTTTTAAACTTAGCCACTCCAGAAGAATACTGCCAAGTTAGCTCTATAGATGCTTTAACTAATTCCATAGTTGTAGATTTGGTTCCTACATCGTGGGTAGCTGGGGATAAATTAAATTCAATATCAAGTAGACCAAGTTTTCAAACAACTAATATAGAAACTACTATCGTAAGCTTATCAAGCCCTACAATATTTCTAGATACAGTACTCGGTATAGCAGTAGGAGACTACGTGTCAATGCAAGGATATTCAGCACTCCCGCAAATACCACTTGAAGCACACGCATATCTTGCGCAGTTAACAGCTGTGAAATGCCTGGAAGGTTTGGCAGATAGACCAGGCATGGAAGTGGCACAAGCTAAAGCAAATGAGATGAAAGACAACATGCTTAAAATGCTTACTCAAAGAGTGGATGGATCGATAAAGAAAGTCATTAATCCTAATGGTGGCTTAAGATCAGGTGCAGGCCTAGGCTTTGGGCGAGTTACTGGCCGTGGCGGTTGGTAGGTATGGCAAGCCCACAACAACAAAAAATAGATTTACAAGCTAAAGGATTATACACAGCACCAAATAATCTATCAGGTGTTCCGCAAGGGGCTTTTGAAATAGCTGACAATGTTGTTATTAATTACACAAATTTAGTAATAAGCAGGCAAGGGCAAACACAATACGGCACTGCTTTAACTATTGGATCTGGAGAAGTTGATAAATTATTTAATTATGTATCGAGCTTAATCGCATCTTATGACTCAAAGCTTGCTTATGATTCTGGTAGTGGAGTCTGGGTAGCTTATAGCGGAACTTATGCGCCACCTTCTAGTGATTTTAAAATAAGATCCTTAGAAGCACAAAGAAACTTTTATTTCACAACTTCAACAGGTATTTTTAAATTAGATGCAATAAATTCTACACCTAGAAAATCAGGTGTAGTTAGAGCTCTGAATGGGACTTACACGCTATCGGGTGCAAGTGGTTTCATGGCAAACAATACAGCGGTAGCGTATAGATTAGTATGGGGCTATGTTGATGAGAATAAAAACTTAATAAGAAGCGCACCTTCTCAAAGACTAGTCGCTCAAAATGCTTCTGGTGGTACAAGAGATGTTGCTTTGACTTTTATTATCCCTTCAACAATTACTACGGAATATTTTTACCAAATATATAGGTCACAAGCTACGGCAACATCAACGGATGAACCAACGGACGAATTACAATTAGTCATCCAGGGAAATCCTACTACAGCGGAGCTTGCTGCTAAGTCTTTTTCTGTAACTGATATCACTCCATTTTCTTTAATGAGAGAATTTTTATATACTTCTCCATCGGTCGAAGGTATCTCGCAAGCAAATGATGAACCACCTTTTTGCATCGATATGGACGTTTATAAATCTTACGCTTTTTATGGAAATATAAAACAAAAGCAACAACTAACTTTAGCAATTATATCAGTGGATACGCCAAGTTTTGGGTACTATGTTGACGCTACAACAGGTACAACTAATCTAAGCCCAAATCTAACTACTATCGCTTCAACTACTAATTTAAGAATAGGCATGAGAGTAGTTGGCGCTGGTATTCCATCTAATACTTATATTAAATCAATTTTAAGTGCGACAAGTATAGAGATGACTAACAACGCAACAGCAACAGCTTCCGTGTCCGTAGAGTTTCAAGATAGATTTACATTAGTAGATGTTGACTATTGGGGCGGTTCTACTTTTTCAACGGCAACAAATACGTTTATCGTTGCTACATCTGGAACGCCTGCACAAAATATTAATGATACTGCTTTAAGTTTAATTCAGTTAATTAATACAACTTCTAGCAATACTTTAATTTATGCATATTACGTTAGTGCTTTAAATGATCTACCCGGACAAATACTCTTTGAAGAAAGATCAATAGGCGGTGCTGAATTTATTGCAACGTCTACAGCTGGAAATAGTTTTTCACCAACTTTGCCAGATGAGACAGCTATTGCATCGAACACTTTAGCAAATCCAACAGTGATTACTAGTGTAGCGCATGGCCTTACTTCTGGTGACTCGGTAGTTATATATGACTCTAACTCTACTCCAACTATTAACGGAGAAAGAGTAGTAACGGTTTTAACGGCAAATACTTTTTCAGTCCCTGTAAATGTAACGGTTGCTGGTACGTCTGGTTATTTTGTACCAAAGGGCGAGTTAATCGACAGTGATAACTCAGCACAACAAAATAGAGTGGCCATAAGTAAGCAGGGGCAAGTTGAAGCGGTTCCAACTTTAAACTTTGTTGATATTGGATCTGCAAACTTTCCAATACAAAGAGTAATAGCTCTAAGAGATGGAATATTCTTCTTTAAAATTGATGGAATTTACAGGCTATCTGGAGAAACTATTTCAAGCTTTACCGTTACATTAATTGATAATACTACAGCGTTAAGATGTGCGGAAAGTGCAGTAGCTTTTAATAACCAAATATTTTGCTTTACAGACCAAGGGATAGCAGCGGTCAGCGATGGCGGCGTAGAAATAAAATCAGTTCCAATTGAAAGTACACTTTTACAATTATCAAGCTCACAATTTACTAATTTTTCTACAGCTTCTTTTGGTGTTGCCTATGAATCAGCAAGGCAATATATGTTTTTTACAGTAACTGAAGAAACTGACACATACGCTACTCAGGCTTTTGTCTTTTCTAGTTTAACTAATACCTGGACTAGATGGGTGATGGATAGAACTTGCGGCATAGTAGGAACTTCAGTTAATAAGCTTTTTATGAGTGAGCCAGCTACAGGACAAATTTTAATTGAAAGAAAAGATTACAACAATGATGATTTTGCAGATAAACAATATACTATCAATATTACATCTGTTGATAGTGCTACCCAAATGACTCTTACTAGTACTACTAACCTTTTAGCAGGTATGACAATAGTTCAAGGCGATAGACAAACTTTAATTACGCAAATAGTTTCTTTGGTTGTTACGGTTACAAGTGTTCCAGGTTTTACCACAGGGGCAGCGATAGCGTATCAACCGATTTTAAATAAAATTAAATACGCACCTATCGATTGCGAAAATCCAGGCGTGTTAAAACAATTTTGTGAAGTTTCCATGCTTTTTAAAAACGCAGCTTTTGAATCAATCGACGTTAATTTTGCTACCAATGTTGCTGCAACAACTAAGACGGTAACAGTAATTAATAATTCAAATTACGGTTGGGGCCAGGAAAATTGGGGCGAATTTGGTTGGGGCGGAAATCTAGGCGGTCAAGCGGTACTAAGGACTTATGTGCCAACGGAACAAATGAGAGCTTCGTGGTTAAGTTTAACTATAGAAACTGAGCAAGCTTTCACAGGCTTTGCATTGCAAGGAATAAGCTTAATGTTTAACAATATGGGAAGCAGGATTAAATGAAAATTCCTACTCTTAAAAAAATACTTAGAGAAGATATACCAGATGCGCCTAATTGGGTAACTGGTTTAATAGGGCCTGTGAATACTTTTATGGAATATGTTTACCAGGCATTGAATAAAAACATCTCAAACTACGATAATCTTTTATGCCAGATAAAAGAATTTAATTACCCAACCCCATCAACCTATCCAATTATGGGAAATGTGGAATTTTTAAGTGCATTGAAAGTAAAAGCTACGGGGCTTATACTATTACAAATATATGAGAAGGGAACTTATACGCCGCCAACTAGTGCGGTTTACATCCCATGGGTGGAAAATAATGGGGCAATTGTTATTTATCCGATAACTGGATTAGTGGCTTCTAAAGTTTATATAGTACGCTTACAATTAACTTAGGAAAATAGCATGGCATTTTATTTGGACGAAGAAGAAAAAGAACAGGAAGGCGGTCAGGGATTTACTCCAGGTGGTCAATCTTCTGATCTTGGATCAGATGGCGGAACAGGTGTTGGCGGTGCTTCGGGGCAACCTTCAAATAAGCCTGATAATCCTGGTAATTTTGTGGGCCTAAAAACTTATCTTGATGCCAACAAATCACAATCGCAAAAGCTTGGCGACAATGTATCAGGCCAAGTAAGCGGTTCAATCGATAACGCTCAAACTAATATTAATAATTTAAATAGTCAGTTCGATCAATCAGCAAAATCAGGTTTAATAAATGACTTTGATAATGCAGGAACACAAGCGCAAAATATTTCTAATAATGCTTCATTAGGAACTAAGCAAAATCTTCCAAACCAAGCAGACGTTACACGCTTTGGAGAAATTGCCAATGCTCAGTATAAAGGGCCTAAAGGTGTAGAGGAACTAGAAGGGTATAATCCAGTTCTGCAATCAATTTCAGAAGCACAAAAGCTATCAGGCTTAGCAGGTACAGAAGAGGGTAAGATTGGACTTGTCAAAAACGCTGCTAGTCCTCAAGGTAAATACAGCGAAGGCCAGGCAAAATTAGATTCATACCTTTTAGGTGGAGACGAGAACAAGCAGAAATTAGAAACAGCAAGAGCAGGATTTCAAAATATTAATCCTCTTTTTGATACAACTAAAACAAATGCAAAAACTCAAGCTTCTTTATACGACAAACAAACTAATGACTTAAAAAATAATACTAGAAACTTATTGAAAAATACTGCACTGGCTAGACAAGCAGCTATTCAGCAAGATTTACAAGCTCAACGGCTACAAACTGAAAATAGGCAAAAAGAAACTGAAAGTTATAGACAACTTTTTGGCGACACTAGTGACGCTGGTGATTTAAGTTTATCAAGCGCACAAGCACAAGCTTTAGGATTAACAGGCAACCAACAACTCTATGGTGCATTAAATCAAGATCCTAGCTTTTACTTTCAAAATCAAGGCGCTTTTGACGAGAACAAAGCGATTAGCGTAGACGATCAAGCTAGAATGGCCGCACTAGCCGGGTTATCTGGAACTTTTGGCGGAGAGTTTACGAATAAATTTGGGCAAGCTGGCCTAGCAGGGACTTACAATAATGTTGACCAGGTACCACTAGCGAAACAAAAAATTCAAGATGAGATCGCTAGAAGGAAAGGAATTTACGATACAGCAGACAATAACCTGGAGTGGTTGACAGATAATGAAGCGGATAAGACTAAGTATCGGTCGAGAACAAGCGTGCCAAAGACAGCGCAAGAAATTATTGAAAGGTTGGAGAGAACTTTCGCAGGTGCTCCAGATATAGGTTATAATAAGGCCGCCGCAAATGCTGAAGAACTGTACAACAATAACTATAGAAATTGGTGGATCAACCCATACGATATCCACAAAGGCGTGAAAAATTGGCAAAATAAATACGGTAAAAATGATAAAGTAACAATTAAATAAAGGGCCACAATGAGAGCAGGCAAGACACCAGAAGTTGAAGATAGATTCTCGGGGTTATTAACTCCAAATATTGAAGACATGAAGCTTCAACTGGAAGAACTAGTTTCGCAAGGGACTTTATCACCTGAAGAAGCACAAATAATTTTACAAGATCCTTCAGCAATGGAAAGTATCCAAACCGATCCAATGATGAAGCAAGCGCAAATGGAAGCCTTGAACGAACTTCGGGGCATCGGGCAAAGTGGTGGTTTAAACGCTCAATCTAAGTCTAGGCTTGCAAGAATAGCAATAGATGAGGATTCACAAGCGAAAGGAAGAAATGACGCTATAATGTCAAATATGCAATCAAGGGGTATATCTGGAAGTGGCCTTGAGATGGCAAATAGATTACAGAATCAACAAAATGCAGCTTCTAATAAATCGATGCGAGATATGGACGTTGCCGCTTTAGCTGAGCAACAAGCACTTCAGGCAATTATGCAAAGTGGTCAGCTTGGCGGTCAGATGCAACAACAAGATTTTAACCAGCAAGCACAAGTTGCAAATGCACAAGATGCTATCTCTCGTTTTAACTCTCAAAATAGACAACAACAAAATAATTTAAATGTTGCTAATAGAAATAATGCTCAAGCGGTCAACCTTGGTAATGCCACAGATATTGCTAATGCCAATACTGCAACAAGAAATCAGCAACAGGCTAATAACAAAAATTTATTACAACAAAACTTTAGTAATGAGATAGCGAAGCGAGGCGGTCAGCAAAAAGTGGCCAATACTAACGCTGATATATCCGGTCAAAATTCAGCGGCCAGAGCTAACGCCTTTAATCAGTCGATTGGGACAGGGGCAACAATAGCGGGCGGCATAATGGGTGGGCCAGCTGGAGCGGCAGCGGCTAAAGGCGTTACTAGTGCAGCGGCACCAACAGATCAGAAATGGGATGACTCGCAGTGGAGAAATTCAGGCGGTTTGATTCATGGTGACAATACTAATCAAGACACAGAACACGCTATGTTAACTCCTGGTGAGATGGTTATCAGAAAAGACGATGTTCCGAACATGATGGAATCGATGCATAAAGATGAAAATGGCAATTTTGATGTGAGTGGTTTTTTAGATCAGATTACTGGTTATAAATACGGCTACAAAAAGGGCAAAAAATGAATCCTTTAATAAAAGATTATTTACTAAAAAAACAGCAAGAAAGGGATCAACTAGAGCAATCTAGTGGGCCTACAACTATGCAAAGCATTGGTTCCGCTTTAGCTGGTGCCGGTGCTGGAATTATGGGCCGTGATCCACTAGCAGCAATGCAATCAGTGCAAGGGCAACAATCACAAGCAAAGAAGCAAAAACTAGATGCTTTTGATCGATCAAATGATATGGAACTCAAAGGTATGGAAATGGACCGGGCAATCGGCATTGAAGACAAAAGAGTAGCTAGAGAAGATGAAAAATACGGTCTTGAACAAGATTTAATGGGTAGGGAGCAAGACATTGATTCGATGGAGTCACAACTATCTAGACAGCTTGGTAATAAAATGATGCCCAACTATGACTTTAGCAAAATGAACGCTTTCCAGATAAATCAAAAATTACCAAGTTTAGAAAAAATTTATTCAATTGAACAAAAGAAATTAGATAGATCAGATGCTAGAGCGGATAAAGCTTTCCAAAATCAGGTTAAATTAGATGAAAAGCAAAAAGTTTCAGATGAAAAAAACGCAGCGAGTGTTTTAGAAATTAAAGGTAGAGCTTTAAACATAGACCAGCAGTTAGAGCTTGTGGAAAATCAAATTCTGGCAAAAGGAACATCTGAGCTTTTTGGAGAAGAAGACGAAGTAATGAGCAGAAGGATCAACGAAGTGGCTATAGACATTGCCAAACTAATGGATCCTGGTTCTGTTGCTAGACCTTCAGAAGTTGAGTCTATACTAAAAGGACTAATAAGCCCATCGGCAACAAAGATGACAAACAAATCGGCTATAAAACTTATTAGGACTGCTAGATCCGATGTTAAAAATCGGTTACAGATTGCTTACGATATTAGAGGATTAAAAAATCCTAATGCTATCGTCCCTGGAGAAATTGCTGATAATATGTCAATTAAAAGAAATCCTGATGCTATCGTCCCTGGAGAAATTGCTGATAATATGTCAATTAAAAGGAATGCAAGAATACAAGAAGTCAAAAAATTGCTCAAAAAATAATAAAAACTAGGGTAGTAATATGGAATTATCAGAAACAAAAAAATTAGAACTAGAGCTAGAACTTTTAGAACTAGAAGAAGCAGAATACCAATATCAAAAATCTAGGTCTCAAAAAGCAGAAGAAAAGCCAGTGATATCAACGCTTGAATCTGGTTTACGTGGTGCCGCTCAGGGCGCAACACTAGGGTTTTCAGATGAGATTACAGGCGGTGCAGAAGCAGCTTACTCGAAGCTAACAGGAGACGAGAGAAGCTTGTCAGACATTTATTCAAAATCCAGAGATGAATCAAGACTAGCTAATAAGCTATCTGAAGAAGAGAACCCCGGAACGTACACAGCTTCAAATCTTGGTGCTGGCCTAGCTACAATGCTAATACCAGGGTTAAATATTGCTAAAGGCGCAAGCCTTGCTAAGGCAGGAATACAAGGGGCTAAAATCGGTGCTGCCTCTGGCTTAGGCGCAAGTGATGAAGAGCTAGCTTCTATGGGTGCTTTAAAAGATATGTCCATGGGTGCTGGTTTTGGTGGTGCATTTGGGGCAGGCGGTCAGAAGCTAGGTAACATGATTTCTAAAGTTAATCCTAATGAAATAGCCGAAGCAACTTCAGGCAAGATGAAAAATTCAGCTGAGAATTTTATGAAAGATTACTTAATGGAGAGGGGTTCCACTAGTAAGTTATTAAAAACGAAAAGCAAAGAATACCCTAACCAACTTGCAAGACAAGCATTGGATGAGAACAACACAACTTTATTCAGTAACTCAGCTGATGAGATAGAGAGAAATGCCGAATCAATGGCACGCCAAGGCGATGTCAGAAGAAATATTTATGATTTGATTGATGAAACCGAAACAAGCCAATTTGATCCAGTAAAACTATCAAAATCTTTGAAAAGAAAGTTTGGCAAAGAACTTGATCCAGGCCTTAATGCTGATAGTGCCGAGCTTGGTAAACTTGATGACATGACAGAAATCCTAAGAAGATCAAAAGAGAGAAGGCTAGATGAAATTCAAGGGCTTTTAAATAATAAAAATATTAATCCAATTAGAGCTAGAAGCTTAATGGAAGAAGCCATAGGCATACAAACAGACAACCCAAATCTTAAGTTACAAGACGCTCAGAAATTACTAGAGAAAATGCAAAACGCTACAAAATTCGATACCAATAAGCCAATGCCAAAAGATACTTTAGCTAACGATGTTTACAAAGCGACAAGGGAAAAACTTAATAGTTCGCTACCTGACTCAGCTGATTTAATAGAGCAAAGAGTATCCGAGATACAAAATATACTAAATGATAAAAATATTAATCCTAAAGACATAAAACCATTGATGGAAGAACTTATAGGCATAGAAACTAAAGTTAATAAAATACCAGGGGCGGACGTTTCTAATATTAAAAGAGTAGTACAAGACGCTAACCAAAAAATGTCCAGGTCTTTCGATCTAGAAAACCTTTATAATAATAAATTTGCTAGAGACCAAAACAAAAAGATAGGGTTCACAGATTGGATGACTCTAAGTGGTGAGCATCCTGCCATCACTATTCCTAAAAAGATTTTGGAAACCTACGGCAATAAAGGGGCAGCAATAGGCCTTGATAAATTAGGTGATCTTGTAAAAAATAACGCTCAAGCTTTTGGGAAATTTCAAAATGTCCTACAAGGTGCAAGCCAAAAAGGCGGCAACGCTTTAGGCGCAACCCATTACATGCTTTACCAACAAAATCCTGAATATAGAGAGATGTTAAAAAAACAACAGGATGGAGAAGAATAAAAAATGAGCGGCCAAATAGCTGATATAATTATTTGGGTATCTCCAGTTTTAGCGGCTAGTTTTTTATGGTTCGTTTCCAATCATATTTCCGATGTTAAGGACAATATAACTCAAGTTAAAGGGCAGATTGGTGGAGTAAAAGACGAGCTTATCGGGATCGGGAAAGACATAGTGAAAATACAAGTCTCTATTGAGTATCTTAAGGATAGAGATATAATTGAAAGAGATAAAGCAGATAAATTTGAAAACCATGTGGTTACAATTTTAAAAGATGCAAGAACTAAATTCAAATAAACCAAGGAAGGTGCATGGAAAATTTAAAGCAAGTAGCAAAATTCGGAATTGAAATTTCTCACGTTATTGATAAAGCTTTAGTTGATAAAAAAATAGAGCTTTATGAGTTTCTCCCATTAATTCCATTACTTTTAAAGTCTCAATTTGTTTTTGAAAACATTAAACAAGTATCAAAAGAATGGAATGAATCAAGTTTTGAGCAAAAGCAATTACTAGTAAAAGAAGTAGAGCAATCGCTTGATCTTAATAATGATAAATTGGAACACATCATCGAAGGTTCTTTATCTTTATTGTTAAATATTTCAATTCTTTATAAAACAGTGAAGGGGTAGAATATGTTTTTTATTATCCAATTAATCAAGGCCTTACCTGTTGTTCTATCAGTACTTAGAGAATTGAAAGAATTCAAAAAAAATAAATGACTCCTGAATTCTACCCTTTGGCTAAAACGCACGGCCCTAGCATGAAAGCACAGGGCAATTACCCTTTGCTATGGCCTGAAGGGGCGATCATTCACTACACAGGATCAAGCTCTCTAGCAGGGACATTCAAAGCAGCTTTTGATAATGAATATTGCTTTTATCTCATAGATAGAAATGGAGATATTTATCAAAGATTTAAATCTCATGAATGGGGTTTTCATGCTGGTCAATCTATTTGCCCAAAAACTAAAAGAAACTTTGTGCATAGATTTTACGCAGGCATTGAAATAGAAAGCTTTGGTAAACTAACAGAAGAAAAAGAAACCTATAAAACATATTTTGGGCGTAAAATAGAAAAAAACTTAGTAAGAAAAGTTTTAAAAGATGATGATGAATCAAGAATAGGATCATGGGAAAAATTTACTAAAGCACAAGAAACTTCACTTATAAATCTTCTGACATGGCTACATTCTTCAAACCCAAATGTGTTCCATATGGAACAAGTTTTTGCACATCATGAGGTTAGTCCAAAAAGAAAAATTGATATAGGCGGTTGTTTAAGCTATTCGATGAAATCTTTTAGGGACTTACTCATAGGCAGTGTTTGAACAATCACAACGATCATCCCAAAGGCCTAATTTTAGTCTCTCGCTATGTTTACAATAACTTTTACAACCTTGGTAAGTTTGGCAAGATACTAGCAGTAAGAGAAATATTAATCTAATCAATTTCAATTTCTTTAGTTTCAGTTTTTATAATAGTCATGCTAGGGTCAAGGTAGTCTTCGTTATCCCATATAGTTTGATATACGTAAGTACCCTGCTCATAAGTATATCTATAAAGCGTAACTTTTATTTTTTCATTTGTTTCTACTCCAACTTTTAACACTTTAAGTAGAGGGTATTCACTTTTTTTGTGGAACTTCCCATTAGCCATAAAAGATAGTGCTACAAGGTAATCAGGGTCTGGAAATTTAACAAAAATAGGGTGCTTGCTACTACGATCAATAAATGTAACAACACCTATCATGCTATCCCACTCTACTTTATCCCCAACTTCTAGCCCTAAATCTGGTAATTTTTCTTCATTCATTTTTTAATCTCCATTGATTTGTTCTGGGGTGGTCATAGCTTCCTCTCTACTGTCACAAGCGTATCTGAATGAGCCGATCCGTGTGAGACGATTAATATCTCAATTATTTCGTAGCCTCGCTTCTTCCCCATACACGTCGTTGAATAGCCTAAGCTTAAAACTATGTCGCCCGTTGTTTGCTTGCTTGCTATGATGTCCCGTTCAATTGTCCATCTAATACAGTTTTGCGAATCCTTCTGTGTGAACCCCACGTCCACGCTGTTGTATAGTTCCTTGATCTGTCTGAGCGTATAGGGAGGATCAAAGATGACAAAGTTAATAGTCTCAACCTGTCTTAAGAAGTCGTCAGCTTTAAGGTGAAACATGGCTTCAGTGGCAGGGTTGAAATCGTTTGTGATCTGGCAAAGTTTACAATTCTTAGCGAATGGATCAACCGTTACACCGAATGTGTAGCGTTCGTATATTTCTCTAATAGGCTTAATTGTCAATGTGTCGCCGTTTGGCATGTTCCACTTTCTTGTAATGATCATTTTTCTTCTTTTTCTAACCATTCTGGTCGATTTTTCTTGATCCATTCGTTTACATTAATTTTTTCAGTACGGACCACTTCGCAAGAAAAAAGTTCGTAGTTATCTATACAAGCTTGCACAAAGATTTCACAAGCTTCTTTAATTTTATTGTACTTATGCTCTATCAAATCATCACTAGGATGCCCATGATACTCGTTTAGGTAATCCATAGCTGAATCCAAGATAACTGAATTTAAATATTTAACATTAATTGGAATATGGTCAAAGCCATAAACTTCAAGTTCACCTTCATTCGTACCATTAAAATCTAAATACTGTTCTATAGCGCAATCTATTTCACAGCTACTTAAATATTCATCGTCTTCGCTGCATGACCAAGCTATTGCTTTTCTTTCTTCACTCATTTTTACTCTCCTCATGATATAAAATCCTCTCACCTATAATGCTCGCAATTTGCGGCACAATAGAATTGCCTAAAGCCTTTACTCTACTCGCTCTATCTTTGTCCAGTTCTGAGGGTAGCCCATCATCCACTCGACAAATTGAGGGTTCAACTTCCCACCTATCACTGAAACCAGAGGTGGCTTTTGTCCACCACTCGGATTTTTCTTCCTTGGTGGTAAAGGATGGCCAGAATCGAAAGTTGTTGGGGTTGGGTAGGTAGGCAACGATCCAGACCCTCTCTCTGAGGTGCGGGGCACCAACGGATCTCGCTGGAATAACTTGCCATTCTGCATCGAACCCGATTTCATGCAAATCTTTGAGGACGGTTGCAAATCCGTTATTGAGCAAATTTCGTACGTTTTCGATAATGATCCATCTTGGCTTAACTTCTTTAATAATTCTTTTGTACTCAAACCAAAGACCTGATCTTGTTTCATTTGTTATGCCTTTTTTTAATCCTGCGACTGAAATATCTTGGCAGGGAAATCCGCCACAAATTACATCATACTCAGTTTCTTTGCACGTTAATTTTTTTATATCTTCAAATATCGGCACATTCGGATAATGTTTTTTTAAAACTTTTTGGCAGAACTTATCTATCTCGCAAAACGCCACAGTCTCAAAGCCTTGTAGGTGGTCAAGGCCATAGCTGAATCCACCAATACCAGAAAATAAATCGAGTACCTTTAATTTATTCATTTAGTCTCTCTTTATACAAAACCCAAAGCAAATAAACTAAAAAAATAGCTGACTGCACAAAAACAATTATTGCTAAATATTTAAACCAGATCATTTTCACCTTCACTAGGAAACTCTTTTACAAATTCATTCCACTGGATAAGCGCACGATCATCCATTTCAAGGTGCGATACAGAAGGATGCGTCAATAACATTAGCTTTTTTAGTAGCGTCAGTTTTCTTCTTAGTAAGTTATAACTTGAGTCTTTTTTTACTACTTTTTTCTTTTTCATTTTCATTCTTCCCACTTAAACTTGATTTGTTCTTCATCTGTTTCTTGTCTTCTCTTTTCTTCCTGCCACTTATCGCCATAGGCATCTTGCATTGATTCATCTAAAAGCCTATGTGATTCTTTTGTGTCTCTAATCATCTCTTTAACGAGCTCTAAAATACTTTTTTTCAATGCATTTCTCCTAATTGAAAGTTTAAAAGGAACTCTTGATTTGCTACTATTAACATTTCAGTTTCTTTTATCGCTTCCCTAATTCTTCTTTTACCATTGTCATGCACAGCTGTTATTGCTAGTTCTTCTAGCACAAGCTTTTTCTGTTTTAAATCAATTAATCTATCATTTACAACTATTTCCCATTCCATATAGCTACGATCTCCCAAAAGTTACCACTATCTCTTTTAAACTTAATTCTACTACCTATTTTAATGGCTTTAGAATGAGCATGAAATCTAATTCTACCAAAATTATGCTTAATCGGATAAAAGAGCTCATAATAATGATTAGTCGTGTAAACTTCAATCTTAGCTGATTTATCGCTATAAGTAGGCTTGATGATAATATTAGTGACCTCTATCTCATCCATACTATTTTTTAGAAAAGCTTCAGCTTGCAATTTGTCAGTAATGACCACTTTAAAAATGTAACCACATTCACAGATTTTAATTTGTGGTTTAACTAATGCCAGACACGCAGGGCATTTCTTGGGATAAAATTCAGGAGCAATACCTTTGGAATCTTTTCTAATTGATTCTGTAATATCCTCGTAAAATCCTAGAGTTTCTACAGTTTGACCATAATCTAGAAATAGACAATCAAGCTTACCTTCAAAATAGCGAACGCCACGACCTGCCAACTGACAATAAAAGCTTTTTGACCTGGTTGGTCTCATATTGGTAATACAATCGACAGAAGGGATATCCAGGCCTTTATAAATTGCCATCACACCTATAAGATATTTTACTTTTCCATCTTTAAATTTATTTATTCTTTCTTCTCTATCATCAAGCTTTAACCCTGAGTGATAAGCCAAGGAACTATCTAGTATACTCTCAACGTAATTAGCATGATCGATACCGGTACACATTATAATAATCTTTTTCCTATTACTAGTTCTTGCGATCATATCTATCACTTGGGATTTAACTTTATCTTTTTCTATTTCATAAACTTTTTGTAACTCGCTTTCTTTATAGTCTCCATTTACGATTGAAACATTTTTAAGACTTATTTTAGTTTCTTCTTTCTCACAACCATAGACCATAGGAGTTATTATTTTACGCTCTAGTAACTCATTTGCCGTCATTGCATAAGTTAATTTATTAAAAAACTTATCCTCTCCATATATTGCCATGCCTTTAGCGTTGTACGGGGTAGCAGTAAAACCAATTATAATGCCTTGAAAATCTTTTAAAAATTTAGATGTTCTTGAATATCCTGAATGGACTTCATCGACTATTAAGATTGAAAAATCTATCTTCTTTAAAGATTGAATCGTTCCTACGGTGATGGTTTTTAATTCCTTGCGGTTTAAACTACCACAGTAAACGCCAACGTCACTTGTAAAGTGCGCTAACTTCTCTACCGTTTGCTTTACTAAAAATACTGAATCCATAACGATCAGAACACTATTTCCTTTCTCTTCTGCCATTTTAGCAATGGCACAAAAGACAATAGTTTTACCGAAGCTACATGGTGCTTTAACTAGTAGCCTTTTTTCACCACTAGTTAAAGCTAGTCTCATTTTGCTTATGCAATCTTCTTGGTAATCTCTTAATTTCATTTTAGAAAGGTATGTCCTGAGTTTTGATTGATTGAGCAGGTGTTAATTTGCTGATAGCGATATAAGAAGATACTTCAGCTTTATCGCCCCATGTTGGATCAACTTTTATTTTAGTTTTAAAAGCCACTTCTTTATTTGCTAGCTGAGTAAATTCAAAAGTTTTTAATGATTCAGGAGAAAAGCCAATAGCTAGTGCCATTTCTTTTAATTGTCCCATACCGATTTCAACAGCTTTAGGATTTGGGTTTTTAGTACTAAAATTACTCCAAATCTTTCTACCAGTAAAACCATGTGAAGCAATAGTAAATTCAACTTTTAAATATTCACCATTGCCGGCGGTTGTGGTCTTGGTCTCTACTCCTGTAATTACTCCTGTATATGTTCCAGGTGGCAAAACGGCGTTCGGTGTTTCATAAGTGCTTAAATCCATAATTATTTCCCTTTTGTTGGCGCAAGTATCTTATTGATAATTGCTGTTAAATTTGGTTTTTCAAAAGATTCTAATTTTCCTGATCTATCTTTAGCGAGATAATTTTCTCCAGTGCTAGTTAAAAGCAATCTTTCTTTTTTCCCTTCAATTTCAAATAAATCATAATAAAAAACTTCATCAAAGAAAGCAGGCAAACGATTTGCAATCTTTCCAGCGATATCTACACCGTAAAATCTTCTTTGAAAATCATCTACTTCGATTTTATCTAGTGCCATGACAATAATTGCGTAAGATTTTAAATCACGGATTGATTTTATAATGTTTAACATTGCATCGTTATATTCGCCCCACAATTTCATGGCATCTTTTTTATCAGGATGTGCTAGTTTTAATTTTTCAACTAAGTTTTGCGATATTTCTGTTAACGAATCAACGATAACATAATCGTATTTTGCCTTTACTTCATCTGTTTGAAAAACTTTTAAAGCATGTAGAAATTTATCATGTCTGACATGTCTTTCTAGTTCTTTACCGTGGGCATCAACAGCACAATCATATACTGCTAAATTTTTATCAGCTATGGACCTTAAGCCATTTTCCAGTGAGATAATGCAGGTCTTTAAAGGGTTGGGAGTAGTAGCAGCTAAGGTAGTTTTTCCAATACCTGATTTACCGTAGATTAAGAATGATAATGAGTCTTTAATAGATGCACTTGTCGTGGTGAACATTTTTTTCCTTTTAGCAAAATTTAGATAACAAAGTTTTGCTAGCTTAAAATAAAAAAGGGAGTTTTGCAACTCCCTAATTACTTTGTTTTTCTATTTTACAAAAGAAAAAAAATCCTACAATCTAATAATCTAATAAATAATAAAAGATAAACAAGATTGCAAGGCATGACAACCTTATCTTACCAAATCTTTTACAATTACGTCAACAAACAAGGAGAGTTAAAATGCTGCGCCCTATTACTGCAAATGTCCCATGTCCATTTTGTGAATCAAGTCACACTCATTTAGTGAGTACTAAAATTTATCAAATTATTGATGAATCTATCGGAAGCCTTTATTACAAATTTACACCTATTGGAGAGTTAACAATCCATCCTACTACCGAATATGACCACTCTTTATTTATTGGGCGGCCAAGAAATGCAATGCTTAGAACTTTTACATGTGAAAATCTTGGACATGAATACACAGTTAGAGACATGGAACATAAAGGGCAATTAGAGCGAACAATAGAAGGGGATATTTAAATATGGAATTTAGAAAATATGCAGAAAAAAACTTTGTAGTGTTTCCTGTTAAAATAGACAAGGCGCCTGCAATACCGAAAGAAGTTGTATCCTGGAAAGATATTGAGAACTCAATGGACTACAAAGAATATTTTAAAAATGACAATATCGCTATTATAACAGGAAAGAAAAACAAGATTACAGTTTTAGATATTGACATAGAAGTAGATGAGATAAAAAACGAATTTTTAAAAGTATTAGAAGATTACCCAACGCCCATCATGAGAAGGGGTAATAGAAATAGAATCCCCTCTCGGTTTTATGCATATAACGGTGAAGGCAATGAATGTCTAATGATGAACTTTATGATTGAAGGTAAGAATGAAACTAAATCCAGCAAGGTAATCGAGATTTTAGGAGACGGTCGATATTGTATATTGCCGCCTACTCTACGAGATGATGGAACTAGTTTTGAGTGGGTAGGGAAGGATTTACTTGACATGGATCTAGACCACTTACCTTGTATTAATAAGGATATGATCGCTAGACTTAAAGTTATTATTAATAAATATAATGTTAATCCCATAAAGGTTGCTAGTGGAGAAATAGGAGAGGGAAGAAATAGTAAATTATTTGAGTTAATGAGCGCCAAGGTAGGAAATGGGATTTCTAAAGATGAATCTATTGCTGAGGTAATGGACTATGATTTAAAACATCATGAAAATCCATGGATACTAGATAAAAATGAGCCTCATGGTGGCAATCAAAAAAAGGTATTGAAATATTTAAGTGAGATGTTCGATAGGATATTAAAGAAAGATTTAATAAATCACTTCGGGGAAATTAAAGTAAAAGATATAGAATTTAATTTAGCACAAAATGGTGAAGTATTCGAAGAAGAAGAAAGCATAAGGGAGCAGCTTCCTCATTTAAGAGGCATAGCGCAAGATATGTTTCAGCATCTTTATAGCTCATGTCCTACGCAAAAAAGTCATTTCGCTTTCGCTACTACCACTTCATTAATTTCAGTGCTCATAGGTAATAAAGTTAAATTAGAAAATACTTTGCCTAATATTTTCTCATTAGTATTTTCAAGCTCAGGAGAGGGAAAAACCGAGTACATGAACTTTATTAGTGAAATCTTAATGAAAGCGGATCTTACAGATTTGTTAGGAGAGTCATCCCCAAGTGGTGAGACGGCCATCATAATGAATTTACCAGACCAAAGAGAGCGAATAGAGTTAATTGGCGAAGGTAGTAAGTTTTTTAAGAAACTTCACAGTCCACACGATTACAAAAGCAACATGGCAGAAGTTTATTCAGACCTGTATTCCTCTAGCGGTAAGTTATACCTTCCAAAATCCAGTAGTTCTCTAATAAGTGATAAAAACAAAAGCGGCAAAACAGGTGGTTGTTTTTCGCCCTACGTTTCAATGCTAGTGATGATTAACTCTAAGGTGGCAAAATTCCTCATTAATGAAGATTTGTTCTCTCAAGGCTTTCTAGCAAGGTTTTCGCCATACTTAGACAGTGGGCGAAAGATGAGAAGCGTATACAACCCTAAAGAGATGCCTCAAGAGTTTGTCCGGTTTGCTAAGATGTGGGGTGATACCAAGCATGCTCAGACTGATAAAACTTTAAACTTAGTAGACACACACAAAAACGCTATGAAGCCTTTTACAATACCAGAAGCTAAGTTAGACGCAGATGCTGCTAAAATGATGAAAGAAATAAATGTCCAATTTAACGAGAGGATCTTTAGATCAGAAGAAAATTCTCCGATGCATGCTATTCTTAATAGAGCTTACGAGAACATGAAAAAGAAAGCGTTAATAGACGCTGCTTCAAGAATGTATGACACAACTAAGCTAGAAATAACGAAAAATAACCTGGAGTGGGCGTTAAAATCTACTAATGTTGACATCAAAAATTGGGACTTTTTCTTCAAAAATATCTACTTAGAAGGAAGGCGCACAAATGACTTAAAAATGTTTTTAGACTACATAAAAGATAAGAAAGAAGTGAGCTCTACGATGCTATGCAATAAGTTTAAAGATAAACTAAAATCATCGGAACGCAAAGAATTGATCGAGGATTTGGTCCAGGCAGGTTATATTTCCAAAGCAATTGCAAACGGAATTAGTTTATTCAAGTTTGTAAAATATCTTAACCAATAGCGTATAAAAAAATTGAAAATGGTCTATTAGGGAAAATAAGCAGAAATAATAAAAATGTTTATTTTCCCCATTCCATCGGTTTACAACCAACAAGTTCCCTACTGATAAAAATAATATGCGCACAAGCTCAATATGTAAGTAGTTGAAATTATTAATTATTATTATTATATTATGTCTATAGAGTGTTTTATATATATATTTTATACAGACTAGGGATAATGGGGACATTGTTTTAACTTATACCTTTTTTATATGGTTTTTCCAGACATACACTAAGGGTAATACCCCATTCTCCCTAAAGTGAACTTTTTACATACTTTTGCCTGTGGCTTATAATAGCCTTGACAATAACAGTAATAGGGTGTACTATAGTCAAGTACTAACAACAACAAAAGAGGTTTAAAATGGAAACTAAAACAAAGCGTGAAATTTTACTTGAAACTTTTTTCAATCAGGATATTAGCTTATCAGAAGCGAAGACAGCAAGCGTGATTAATGAATACATTAGAGAAACTAAAAAACTGGATTACGTAGTTGATTGTCCTGTTCAATTAGTTATTGAAAACGGTAGATGCGTGTATATAGAAGTTGGGACTGGTTATAATCATCAGTACCGTGTTGTAGTCTGGTATAACCGATACATGACGCAAAGGAATATTAAAGACTGCGTAAATGCAATATTTAAGAGAGATACAACGGAACATAAAAACATAACAAAAAAGGGGTTTAAAATGAGAGAGTGCATAAATGTGTATCAAGAAAATATTAAGAAGATGATAAAACACTATTTTGGAGATGAACTAGACGCTAAGACAATTATACACGCTTTGCTAGACGGCGAAGTTGCTAAAGAACTAGGGTATTGCCAAGAAGAATCAGAAACAATGTATAACTATTTAAACGAAAATAAAGGGGTTTAAAATGAAAGCTTTAGGACTTATTTTAATTATTGGATCTTTCGTAGCTTTATGCATGGAGTACCCATATATCGGGGTAACAACAGTGGTTACTGTGATTGGTTCCATGATGGCACAACCTTAAAAGGATAAAGAAAATGGAAAATAAAAAATTACTTATAGATACAATTAGCGGGATGACGGATGCTGAGTTAGAAGAAGGGGGCCTAGGGATGGCTCATGGTATGCTTTCATTAGAAGCTATCAGACCAGGGCTAAACAATAGAGAGGTTAAACGGTATCATGATCAAATCGCCAGAATCTGGCGTCTTATAAACTTAGAAGAAGATGAGATAGAAGTAGTTAATACTAACGAGTTGCTAGTCTATTCCAAAACTGTTTACGGTAACCGGTTCATTTACCCACTATGTAAGAAGAGCAGGATTTTTGCTGAGCTAACTCATAAGAAAACTTTAAGCAAGACGGATATGGTCAAGATAGAACGCCTTGGCTACACTTTTGAGTTTACGCTTGACCCTGCTCTAGGGGACATGGTCAAGAAAGGGTGAGTAAATGGTTTATCAAGATGTTTTCACGGTTGACATCCTCCCCATGCCTAAAGGCAGGGGATTCCCTCTGTTAGGATACTAATGTCCTAGTACGATTTTGAAAATTTAATATTCCATTTTTTAAAATATTCGTGGCTGCGTTTATGTCTCTGTTGAGTTCTGCTCCGCAACTACATTTCCAATTTCTTACACCCAACTCTTTAATACCTTTAGGCCCTTCAATTGAACCACAAATATTACAAGTTTGAGTTGTTAAATGTTCAGATACTTCAAAATAGTTAACACTGTATTCAAGTGCTTTAAATTCTAGTTTACGTTTTAATGTACTCCAAGAATTGTTATACCTTGATTTAGCCAGTTTGCCTTTGAGAGGTATAGAAACATTTCCAATTGCTATTAAACTGTTTGTTTTAACTAGGTTTAAAGCAAATTTATTAAATCTATCGTTTTTTATATTAGTCTTTTTTAGATGAATAACTTTAGCTAATTTAAATCTTCTAGCCCTTTGCAGTTTAGCTATCCTAATATCGTATTTTTTAAGATCGTTGACAGAAAGCTCAATTCCGTTTGAGCAAGTAGCTGTTGTTTTTAATCCAAGATCAATTCCTATATGTTCTTTGCCAGTAGAAACTTTCACTTCGTTTGTTTCATAAGAAAAAGATATAAACCATTTCCCAACTGAGTTGCATGTAAAAGAACCTGATTTTATTTTTCCATTAATTTTGAGTGACTGCCATATTCTAAAATTCTGTTTGTTGTATTTGACAACACCTTCATTTAGCTTAATTGTTTCACCCTTAAAAGGTATCCATTTAGATGATTTTTCACCACGGTATCTAAGTTGTTTCTTTTGTTGGCGTATGTCTTTATGGAACTGTTCTGTTATTGCTTGGATAGATTGGGCGTTAATTGCAAGATACTTACTAGCACCCTTAGTTATAGCAGTAAAATACGGATCATATTTGTGAAAATATTTACGTGATTCCTTCCATTTTTTTCTACTCGCTGAATTGAGAACGTTCCATACAAAATTAACATCTCTGGCCATTAGGTCTAAGTGCTTAGATGTATTTTTATCTTTAATGCGGAATTTGATTGTTTTAATCATTTAATCACCTTACCACATAGTGTTGTAATTAAGTCAAGTACTTTATACTCCCATAGCTGAAGCGAGGGGCTTTACGCATCACTTGGTAAGTAAATTAGCTATCTTGGTCGTTTTGATAATTACGATTGTCTTGTCATCTTCTCCGGGGATCTTAAAAGAAGTGGACTTGCATATTAAGCTATCGTCCAGCTTTAAAGCTTTGAACATTGCATCGGTTAAAGCTTTTCTAAAGTTATCATCGTCTCCAACAGTTTTTGATATTGATCCTTTTGAAGTGACCAAGCCTTTAAGATAAAAATAATATTCTATTTCAATGTATTCTTTCATCGGATTAATTTCTAAATTTACTCCTGACTCTCTAACTATTCTCATCACAGTATTTTTATACGCTTGAGCTTTCGGATTAATGCGACGGCCACCGTACATTGAATTGCCGTATAGTGAGTTGGTTGAAGTTGGTTTTCCGGGTATTGTAAAAGTTAAAAGCATAAGATAGTCTTTTTAGATAAATCATTGTTAGTGGTTTTAATTTAAACAAAGGAACGCCAAGTGGCAAAAGCAAAAAAGAAAGTTAAAGTAAAGGCGAAAATTAAATCTAAGAAATGCTAGATTTTATTTTTTGACCGAAATAAGAGAGGGTAAAACCCTCTCTTAACACTTTGCAAAGCTAATCAGTCCATCGATCATACTAAAATCATATAATTATTTGACAATATAAACAAACTGGCTAAACTTATAGTTACTATCCAATACACCTAAGGACGATATATGATGAACAAAAAACCAGATGGGTTATCTGACTCAACTTTTCATAAATTTAATTCTTTGAAAATGATTTTATCAACGCACCATTTATTATCAACAGGTAGTTTCCAGAAAGCTCAATTTGCTATGGTGGAACAATCACTTTTGTATCTATGGACTTTACATGAACAACTTTTAAATGATGTAGCAAGCCAAGATGACTCTAATTTAATACCAGACATAAAGGAATATAATGCAAACAGAACAATTGCGACCAACAAAGACAGTGTTAAAAAAGAAAGCAGCGAAGAAGAAAGGGCAGCGTACCACGACACAAGCGAGAACAACCCTGCCAATTACTTCGACGGCAGAACTATCTAGCAATACTTCTAGCGTTTTCACGGTTGAAGGTAACCTGGACTTTGGCGACAAGATGCCTCATCCTTTGAACAAAGCTCTAGAGAATGGTTTAAAGTTTAAAGCTATAGCATGTATGAAATCAGAAGAAGGGACCAATAAATGGGTTGCTTGTTTGATTGAATTTGAAGGCAAGAAAATAACTAAGTTTATTGCAGGCATTGAAAACATGAGAGGCATAGCAATGGATTCAGCTAAGATAGATTTTATGGATCATATAATCGATGCGGAGGTTTAAGGTATGTCAGTAGTAGAAGTGGTAGGAAGTGTTTTTGCAATTTGGGCGATGGCATTATATACCGTTATGCTATTTAAACATCGTGCGAGTGATGATAGACAAAAAATGGATAATTACGCTAAGTCAAAAATAGATGAGATTAATTGTCAGCTACAAAACACATCGATCATTTTAGAAAAGTTATCTTTAGAGCTTAGCTTAAACAAACAAGAAATAATCAAGATGACTGGTACAGTAGATGAAGCTAAGAAATTTGTTAATGCAAATAAATTAAATAATAACTTTGTAACTAGAGTTAGGAAAGACATTGGAACTTAAGGAATTAGTAACTAGAGCAAGGAAGCTTGACCATGTTTTCAATGAGAAGTTTTCTTACTACTTTGAAAAGAAAAAGAAACTTCCAAAAGACGACAATTGGTTATTCACGCAGCTAGAAAGGATTCTAGGAGATGAGCTCAGAGACGCCATTAAAGAAAAAGCCAAAATTAATACCGAGCAACCCGGAAGGTAGGCCCTCAGGATACAAGCCAGAATATTGTGAGTTAATCGTCAAGCATATGGGCGAAGGTAACTCAGTAATCAGTTTCTCATTCTTAGTTGATGCTCATGTGGACACTATTTATAATTGGTGTAAAGCACATGACGAGTTTTTCAGCGCCTTTAAAAGGGCCAAGGCAGCTGAGCAACTTTGGTATGAGAAAACTGGTAAAAATGCAATGAACGGAGAAATTGCTAATTTTAATTCAGCTGTTTATATTTTTCATATGAAGAATAAATTCCAATGGACAGACAGACCGCAAGAAATAAAAGTAACCCACGCTATCGAGCAATCAAAGAAACTATCTGAGATAGATACAAAAGTTATAGAAGGCTACTTAGTTGGAAGTGATGACGATGACGAGTGATCCAACAGAACGAGATACAATGATCGCAGCTGCATGGTATCACGGCAAACTAAACTACAAACTACATAAAGCTCAAAGAAAAATAAATAAAGCTTTCTTGCTATCAAGCGGAAAATTATTTGTAGGTAACTGCTCCAGGCAACTTGGTAAAACTTATTGGTGTGTTAAAATAGCCGAGGAATTTGCAAGAACAATACCTAGAGCACAGATAAGATATGGTGCAGCTTTCCAGTCAGATTTATTAGATTATATTATTCCAGCATTTCAAAAAGCTGAGGAAGATTGTCCAGACTGGATGCGGTCGCAGTATCTTAAATCAGGAAATAAATTATTATTTCAAAATGGATCGATCATCAAGCTTGTAGGCCTAGACAAAAATCCAAATGGTTTAAGAGGAAATACACTTGATTTAATTATATTAGATGAAGTTGGTTTTGTTTCTAACCTTGATTACATTTATAAATCAATTATTGTTCCAGCAACTTTGCACAGGCCTAATGCAAAGGTAATCATGGTATCAACCCCACCAGCTACGCCAGCGCATGAGTTTCTAGATTATGTACAGAAAGCAAAGCTAGAAGGATCTTATGCGGAATTTACGATTGATGATAATCCAATGGTTGATGAGCAGCAAAAACAAAATATGATTAAAGAAGTTGGTGGCATGGCATCAACAACTTGTCAGAGAGAATTGTATTGCAAATTTGTAGTTGATTCTAATTTACAGCTTTGTCCGGAATGGAAAGAAGCTTACGAGATTGATGTAGAAAGGGATGAATACCATACCTACTATCACAAGTACGTTGCTATGGATCTTGGCCGTAAAGATCACACCGCATTAATATTTGGATACTACGATTTTAAAAATGCCAGGTTAGTAGTTGAAGATGAATTAACTATGCTTGGTAATGAATGGAACACAATCAATTTAAAAGATGAAGTATTTGAAAAAGAGCAAGAACTTTGGGGTGAGCAAACGCCTTACAGAAGAATATCAGATAATAATAATGAGCATTTAATTATCGATTTAGCTTCAATTCATAAGCTTAGCTTTTCTATGACGGATAAAGAAAGCTTAGAAGCTATGGTTAATGAAGTAAGAATAATGTGCGCACAAGGCAGGATATTAGTGCATACTAAGTGCAAACAGCTGATAGGTTGTCTCAAATATGGGATTTGGGACGAAAAAAGAAAAGAGTTTAATCGCTCTAAAAGCTATGGACATTATGATATGTTCGCTGCTTTGGTTTACTTAGTTAGAAATTTAAATAAAGGGTATAACCCCATACCAAAAACGCATGGAATAGATCCAACAAAAGGTTGGCACGGTAATTTAGATAGAAGAAATGTTTCACAAGATGCTAAAGTAATAAGCAATATGTTTAATCAAGGGAGATTCAGCAAATGAGATCATCGAAGATCGATAAAGATACTTATTGGGCAAGTGTTTCAACGGATGAAATAGCCGATAATATGTTAGAGAAAATAGATCAGTTTTATGATTATATTCAGCTATCAGGCAGGTTAGGCTTATACCTAAGATCATACAATTATTATTATAGACCAAGAACAACAGGTGCAAGATTAAATTCGGTTGGTGAGCAGGGCGAATTAACAGCACTGTCAATCAATCATTATAGAAATTTACTAAGTCACATTGAAACAATGACTACACAACAAAGACCCTTCTTTGAACCTAGAGCAACAAACAACGATTCTAAGTCACAGGCGCAAGTTATTTTAGCAGCTGGATTATTAGATTATTATTTGGGTGAGAAAAAACTAGAAAGAAATATTAAACTAGCTGTTAAACAATCATTAATCTTAACGGAAGCTTTTATCCAAGTTGAGTGGGACACACAAGCAGGTGATAAATACGGGATGACTGAGACAGGCGCAGAAATCAGGCAAGGCGATATTAAATACACAAATTACACTACGCTAGATGTAACTAGAGATTATACTAAATCAGATCCTAATAACCATGATTGGTATATCGTTAGAAAAACAGCTAACAAGTTTGATTTGATTGCTCAGTATCCTGAATTAAAAGAAAATATTTTAAACGACAATATGGATGC